CTTGAGGTTGTTAGGGTCATAGGACACATGAACCCAACCAGAGTCGGGTATACCCTGTGTGTAGAATTCAAGAATTAGTTGTGTATAGTCCAAATTATCCATAATCCACTGAGCCAAATCAGCATTGGCAACGCCAGCAATCTCAATATCGGCTGCTTGGCCTTTCACATGGTCTGACGACTTTGAGCCTCCTGTAGCTTGGTTTGTCTCAGAACTGCGAAACCCAGAATTCACGGTAACAGTCTTACCAAAGTGGTCACGAACAGGCTGAAGCACCTTGTCGCACAAAGTCTTTAGATTGTCAATGGCTTCATCATCTGGCGTGTTATCAATCCCAAGGCGGATAGCAGTGTCAGATTTCGTAAGTTCTTTCAAAGAAAAATTGGCTGATAAGTTCATTTCTTTAACCTTTCGTTGTAAAAATTGATGGATTATTGCTGGTGTCTGTCACAAATTGAGGATAGCATTTTACTTGGCGATCATGCCATAACAAGGGGAACATTATGTACAAGATTGAGATTGACATTGCAGATTGGGATTTTGGTTCAGACATGGTAACTGTTGAGACAGAAGATTTTGACAAGATTGCAATCATTCAGGAATTCATCCAATTCCAAAAAGACCATGACTGGTGCGTTGACTATGACGTTACCGAAGACTACGAATATCAGTGCGATGAAGAAACTGACGAAGAAGACGAAATCGTTGAAGACGAAGAATTCGCCGAATACGAAATCGGAGAGATCGTAGAAGACGAAGATGGTATTGTCTGGGAACGTGTGGCATAATTTAAGTGCAGTTGACCTTGATAGGGGGGTCTTAGGACTCCCCTTTTTTTATTCAATATCGTGCTCTGCTTCAATGTCTCTAGCCAACTTACGCCAGTCCAAGCTACGTCTATACAAGGTATAGATACGTTCCTCAGTTAAGGGTTCAGAACGTCTGTTAAGCCTGACATTTGCTTGCGCCAAAGCAAGCTGAGTTTCATGCAAAATGTGATGTAGTTCTTTTATTTCAGATCTGAGATAAGCTACAAGGTCATACGTCATAAACCTTGCCCCTAAACTCAATTTGTCCCTCATCCCACTTATGCACTAACTCAGGCCAAAGCAATTTCCCATTATGAAATGTCAGTACAGCAAACCCTGACCTCCAATTGACAGGCGAATCTTCTAGATAGTTGATAAACTGAGGGCCATCAGTCTCTGCCAATGTGCCTGTATCGACCCCAAACCTGTTGCCGTTGTAGTCAGCATAAGGAGTGACTTTGAGGCTGTGTAGATGCCCTGTAACTATGCTTACACCAGCATTGACTGTATTGTTGTGTGTGGCGTGAATGCCACCTTTCCAGCGATGTTTAACAGCTACTTCCTCGGTAGGCCAACAACTCCAGCATGGATGCCAAGCAGGGAAATGGTCTTTCAGAGAAAAGCCTTTGACTTGCTCATATTGAGGGGCATTGGCAGCTAGGCGGTTCTCAAACCTTGCGTCATGGTTACCAAGTGTCCACACTAGGTTTACATTGTGTCTTGCTTTCTTGGCGGCTTCTTCAATCTCACCCATTGCCAATTCACAGGCTTTTAACTCTTGGATCACCGATGGCGTTGAATCCCATCCAATACGAGGAAAGCGAGAGATACTAGCGCCATCAAATATATCTCCATTGGCAATAACAGCCTTTGGCTGAAACTCTTTAATTGCCCAAAGAAGTCCCTTATACGCCGTTGTGTGGATGCTAGGCCAGAAGTGAGCATCACTAAAAACAATAACAACGCCATTCTCTATCCCAAGTTCTTTTCTTGCTGGATTTTCGGGTTTGCTTAAAGTAACAGGTAAAAGTTTTGGGCTAAGAGATTGTCCAAATTTAACTTCTAAATGACGTCTACGTTTTTGGATTGAACGTAAATCCATGTCCATAATTTTTGCAATTACAGATGCAGATTGATGTGTTGCCCATAACTCAAGAAACTCTTTGTCTGATAGTTTTGTCACGACAACTCCAGTGAAGTTGCCCTAAAATAAACTAAATCAATGACAACAGCGTGAATCTTAACGTGATTTGTTCAAAGTTTGATAAACACTGTTGTAAGCATCTATGCAAGCGTTCAGTTGCCTGATGGCTTTGTCTCCATCGTCTGTGATGGCGACAAGAGATCGAGCAAACGCTGGGTCAAGTTCGGTTGTTGTTTGAACGCTATCTCCGCTGGTAATGGGGGCATCTGAGGCGGTATGTACGGGGCAGACGGGGGCTTTGACAGAAAGCCGCAACTTGAGAGCGCCAGACTCAATGTCAGAATTACGCTTTTGTTGAGCAAGTTTTGCATCTTGATTTGCCTTTTGAAGTTTGGTGGATTGGGTCTGAACAGCAGTTATTAGGGCTTGTTCCTTAACCCTAGCTTCAGCATTTAGGGCAGCAATCTCAAGTTGTTGACGAGTAACCTCATCATCTGACCCCTTGAGATAGCCACCACCAAAAGAACCAACTACCGCCATCAGGATGCCTAAAAGCACCCAAGGATTAAACAAACTCATGGCTTTGGGGGCTCATCGTTGTCAATGGCTTCAGCCTTGGCACTCGCATTGGCTATTGCCTTAACGCCTGAACGACCAGCTACACCACCTAAAACACCAGTAATGAACACCATGATGGTGCTAATCTGCTGTGTGTACACCTTATCAATAGCCGCCATACTGCCGTTCATGGGCTGTTGCACAAATGACACAGAGTACAGGAACATACCCATAGAAGCCAACAGAATGCTCACCAAGACTACGATCACGAATGCCCATACCCTGACTTCAATCTCATCAGCAGTCAGGCGATTATTAGGTTTATATCCAATGGTAGCCATCATTTCTTCTCCTGTTCGGGTTTAACTAACATCTCTGGGCAAGTGCCAGAAGCGGTACAAATTGGGGGTTTGCATTCAGCATTAGACCAATTTAATGGGTCTTGGCAAGGATAGCGGTAGCGGTCATCACAGCCAGCTAACAGCACTAAAAGGATAGATAAGCCCCAAATACAGTAAATGTTCATTTCTGCTTCTCTCTTTCAAGTTCTTTAATTACCTTTTGCACTTTTTCCTGTTGTTGTTTTGCTTCATGCTTTGCTTGCAATACATCCATGTAAAGCATACCTAAAACAGGTAACAACAATACGACAAGAACACAAGCAGCAATCCATCCCACTACGTTCTCCCAATCTTGCTTACCAGACCTATTACCATCCATAGGTATATTAGGAATAGGAAAGCTACCAACAGGTATGCTTGTTTTTCTGCTAGGAGTCGCTCCCTTTCCTTTCGTAGCCATGATTCTGCATCCCGCATCTTCCTTGCTTTTGCTTGCTCCGCAGCAATGATGTCTCTCATGCTGAACACTTCTGAATATAAAGCACCCATCTCAGGCGGAGATTGATAGACCATGCACTCTCTGATCTGAACTACCAACCTCTCCATCTCTTGCTGTGCCAAAACCCTGTTTAGGGCTTCTTCCATCAAGTTCACATCATCAGAGAAAACTACAGTCCTAGCCTTCTCCTCTGACTCCCTGATATGTGCTTCTAACTGTTCCTGTAACTTGAAGAACTCACTTAGGTTCTTAACGATTTCAGCTTTGACTTGAGTTTCATCAACAGCAACATAGTCAGACTTTTTAGCCCTTGCCACAGACTTTGCAGTTTCAGGCTTGGGACTACCGCCAAATAGTTTACGCAGAGTACCCCAAAATCCTTTAACCTCTTTGCCAATGGCAATAACTTCATTAGCAGTGTTCCTAATCTCGACAAAAGATTCTTTAGCTTGCTTATAGAGGTCACAGCCAGCTTGGATGTTTTTGACCAAACCAGCCGCAAGTAGACAAATAGATATTGGATCAATTTTATTTCCTTATTGGTTTAACAAGCCAATAGATGATAAAACACCACGCAATGAATAGTCAGGAGGAGGAGGCTGAATGTTTCCAGACAATAAACCACTTTGAACTTTTTGTGCGGCTCTTGCTCTTAAAAAATTCTGCATTTGTTCTGCACCCATGCCAGTCACTACTAAAGGAATACCAACTTCAGGCTTCAGTCCTGCACCAATTACAGCACCAGTACCCAATACATTGCGTCTAGTTGGATCAAACTTAGCAATAAATGACAAAATTGGGTCAAGAGAGCCGCCTTTAGCAACTGACTTTATTGCATTTTGCTCATCAGGTGTAAAGACAGATAGTTTATTTTTATTAGCGGCAAGGTTTATAAATCCTTGTCGAATTAACTCACCTTCAGAAGCATTTGGATTTGCTGCACGAGCATCTGCTACGTCTAAAATGTTTTGCAATGTAGTTGCTCGACTAAGATTGCGCCAATCTTTTCTAGCACCCATAATTGTTTTTACAGCTTCATCAATACCTCCAGCACCAGCAGATACATCAGACGGAGAAAGTTTTGCAACATAGTCATCAATAGTTGATGTCATTTCTCCAGCTAATCTGCGAATGTTTTGATCTGGGCTCACTCTTAAATCATTTGCAAGTTGACGCATTTGATCAATATTGCCAAAAGACACATTGCCACGCCCAATAATTTTTTGATATTGATTCAAAACTGTTTTAATTTGAGGAGCATTTTCAGGCAAATATCTCCCAGCAATTAACCTATTATTAATCTGACTCAATAGAGTATTAGCACCTTGCTGATTTAGTTGGATTCCAAGATTATCAACATTTGTATATGCTCTACTAGCACGTTGTTGCACATCTTGCATAGTAACAATAGGATTTGTTTCAGCAGTAATTTTTGCAGAAGTTTTGCCAGCAGCACCTCCAACAAGAGCCGCCAAACTTATTCCCGCAATAGTTGCCGCTAAATCACTATTTGTTATCTCTTTAACACCTTCAATAGTCGGTTGAGCGACAAATCCAGCCGTTCCAGCCGCAGGAACTTGTTGTACTAGATTCTTCATCAATCCAGCAGCAGGAATAGCTGGAACAGAAGCCATTGATTGAGCACCAGCTTGGACAGATCTCTCAAGAGCATTTTCAGGCTCTGGAAGGCCAATTTGCGTAAGACCTTTTTGTTGCTCTTGAGATAAATATCGCATTCTTTTTTCAGAGCCAGCTAAATTTGCACCTAAGTTATATCCGCCAGCAATAAAATCCATAACCGCATTTACTGGATATGACAGACCAGTAACCCCTGCTCTAGTAGTTAAGCCAATTTGACGACCTAATGAATCAACAAATCCACGTTCTTGTGGTTGAGGTTGTGTTTCAGCTTCAGGCTGTACCTGAGGCATAGGCTCTGCTTCACCCAAACTCGCCTTAATCTTTGCTAAAGCGGCTTCATTGGTCAATCCATCAGGCAATTCATACGAAACACCCTTGTATTCATAAACAGTACCCATGATGGTTTCCTTTAATCTAACTTGATTGGATTTTTTGCTGTGCCAGAAGTAGGGCCATAATATGGTTCAACTTTTTGCGAAATTCTTCTGCTATCAATTCGTTTTTTGGTGTTCTCTTCAGCCTTCTTAGTCGACTTATAAAAATTATCCAAAGCCTCTAAAGATGTTTTTGTGTCATTATTGCCAAAAGCTGCTGTAAGCTCATTAGCAAATCGCAAAACGTCTTTGTCTGTTTGTACACCTTTAGCCGCATCTGTTTTTAAGTTAGTTGCCTCTTGTACAGCACGTTGTAATGCCGCATAAGCACGACTTTCAGGTGTTGAATTACTAGACGCATTTTGCGCTAAATATCTTGCATTATTTATTAGTCCTAATTCCAATGGCGCTTTTTTGGTTTTAGGGTCTATTGTTAATGATTTAATTGCAGGAGATAAAGCCTCCGCTCTAGCTGATAAAGAATCAACTAACTCAAGGTCTTTGTTTTCATCTCTCTGCAATGATGGAGCAAGTGGTTTAGTTTTATCGGCTTTTGCATCATCTGCAATTTTTTGACGCTTAATTTCAAAACCTAATTTAGCTATACTTTCTCTAGACTCAGTTACTATTTGTGCAACATCTAATCGTGCTTGCGCCCTAATTTGCTCTCGCTCTTTTTCATTTTTTGCATCTCTTAAATCTCTATCTTGTTTGTATTGAATATCCTTAAGTTTTTCGTCTGCCCTAGCTTCTATACGAAGACGATTTTCCTCTGCTCTGGCTTCAATAGCTTTGCGATTTTCTTCTGCTCTAGCCTCACGTTGAGCCTCTCTATCAATAGATGCTGTTAATGTAGCCAATACTTTGTCAGCAGAGCCATACTTAGTAACAATAGCCAAAATTTCAGCTTCTGTTGCATTAGCTGGCAACCTAGACAACTCAGCCCTTAGTTGTGTTTCTTGAGCATTAGTCAACTCTGCTTTTGTAGCTTCAGCAGTTGTTTTTCTCAAAGTAGCCGCACCAGTTTGTAGCTGTCTATAGGCATCTGAAATAGCCATAGCAAATTGTGGGTCACCTGCTTGTCTAGCCTGTTCTGCAACCATCATGTACGAATCAGGATTGGTTTGATCTAACTGACTAGCCAACTGTTGACGCATTGATATTATCTTTAACTGAGGGTCTTCACCACCCAAAGCACCGCCAATAGCACCGCCTAACTGTTGACCAGCACGAAAGAAACCATAGTCAGCTTGCGCTCGTGGGTTAAGATTTGCATATTGAATAGCTTGCGCCTCTTGTGCTTGACGCTGAGACTGCTGATATTGTTCAGGAGTGGTAAATAAACCGAGAATTTCTGATGCCATGATTAGTCCTTAGTAGTAGCCATAACTTAATCTGTCAAATTGCTCTGCACCCATTGGATTGCCATATGGATTTGCAGATGCAGGAAGTGCGCCTTCAATATTTCTGTTTAGGAAATAATTCTCAAACCCAGTTTGCAGTCTTGGGTCTTTAGCTGCACCTTGCAACAAACCACCTAAAGGACTTCCTCCTTGACCAGCTTGTTGAGTCCTAGCGGCACTAATACCACCCTGCAACAAAGATTGACCAACATTAGCACCAGCAGTAGCGGCTCTACCACCCAATTGAGCGCCAATGTCCAAAGGCTGTTGTCCAAGGGACTCAATGGTTGAACCAGCACCCAAGTAAGTTGAGAATGGGTTTAATGCGCCAACTTGACCAGCTTGATACTGATTCAACATATTTGCACCAGTACCAAACAAACCAGCACCAAACGCAACATTCTGCTGTCCAGCTTGTTGTGCTTGTGCTGCTAACTGAGCATCTTGTTGAGCAATAGCGTTGTAGTAGGCTTCCATCTCAGGTGTAGTAGCACCTAGACCCATCGCCCCACTAGGGCGCATACCTGTAGCGCCTACCGACAATCCACTGCGACCTTGTTGATACAACTGGTTTTGCAACTGTGCCATCTGTCTTTCACGACTAGGAGCAAGCAAATCTTGTTGTTGTTGAATGTATTTAGCCGCAACATCTTGAGGACTCTGTGCAAGGTATTGCTGACCCAATCCAAACAATCCACCAGCCGCCTGAGATAAGGGCTGATACTGTTGTTGCGCCCCTTCTGCTTGCGTTAATGCACCGCCTGTAAGAGCCGCTATACGATCTTGATATGCTTTGAGTTCAGGGCTAACGTCATAACCAGCACCAGTAAGATAACCTTCTGGCGACATCTGGAAATTAGATTTACCAAAGCGTGTAGTGATTCCAACAGGGCGAAACTTAGCCGCTTCAGCCGCTAATCTAGCAGCTTCAAGTTGAGCATTGGCAGATGTATTTGCCGCTGACTCTGTAGCAGAAGCCTGTTCTTGCGCCCCTAAAAATCCTAATATTGCACTAAATGGCATATCAATCCCCTTTAATCAAAATCTCATCCACTTTAGACAAGTCTTTCTCGTCTGTGGCATGAATACAAAACCAAACACAATCAGTAATCGCTTTAACGCCGTGAATCAATCCAGCCTTAATCTCTAAACAAGCAGGGGCAGTCACAATATCAATCTCGTCACCACGCAAAACAGCAACCTTACCTTCAGCCAAAATAGACAAGTGACTGAAGTTATGCGTATGCTTTAGGATGGCTGTGCCAGCAGGAAACCTAGCTTCCTTTGCATACAGTCCATCAGAAAAGTGGTGAGTAATCATGTGATTTTATTTAGCCTCAAGTGCAGCAATACGCACTGCTTGTGCATCAACCAATGCTTTAAGGTCTTGAATTGCTTTA